GGACGTAGATGATATATGGTTGCCTGATAAATTAGAAAAACAAGCGCCTTACATGTCAAATTATGATGTTATTGGTACACATTGCCGCTATTTTGGAAATCTTAACATTTGTCCTAGTATCCCTTTAGGTGATATAAGTGCGTTTGATTTTCGTAATGTGAATCCAATGATAAATAGCAGTTGTTTAATTAAGAAGCAATTATGTTGGTGGGATGCAACATATGATGGAATTGAAGATTACGACTTGTGGTTACGTTTATGGCAAAAAAAATGCAAATTTTACAATCTACAGGATATACAAGTATTACATAGAATACATCCAACGAGCGCATTTAACGCAAAGGGAAATCATATGGATGTTGCCAAGTTAGTTGCCAAGTTCAGGTAACGTTGATCTGGTTGATTAGTTTATATTTATTTTTATAATGTAATTACATAACATTATAAAAAACAGAAACCAGATTTTACATTTTATGTGTTTGTTTCTTACCGCGTTTTCTGGATTGTTTGGATTTTCGTCTTTTAATTAGTCTTCTTTTTTGCATACTCTTACGGGCACGTCGTTTATGGGTGAAACTACGTTTTTTCACGTGCACAGGTTTTCTATTTCTTTTGCCGCCCTTATATAATATTTCAAGACCTTCATTATAAAAGCCAATATCGGTATTGTTATCACCTCCTATCATATTGTTTGTTGAATTATTTGCCAAGACCTTTTTCTGTTTATTGATCAAATAACCTACTCTAACTCGTGACATAAATTCATATGATCCGTTATTCAAATAAGTAGACATGTCATCTAAGGAGAGAAACATCATCAAAAAATTTATTAGTATTTCGCTTGGTTTAAACATCATAACCTGATTGGTTTCAATGAGTGGTTTATAAAAATAGTTAGAAGAGGATATAGTTCCCGTCGTAAATCTTGGCACAAATATAAATTCCATTGAGCTTAAATTATTTGTTTTATTGTTTAATAACAAATCGTAATACGTCTTATTATACCCGGGCATGGTCTTAGGATTGTATATCACTTGTTTGCCTTGTTTCAATAATTTAATAATTAAAGATATAATTTTTGCATGATTATATTTGGTTGGGTCATCTTCTTTCATAAATTTTGTCAAATCATTGATTTCTATTAGGCTGTTATTATCCATGGAGACCAAAGCTAGATCATCAATATTCATTTGTGCTGAGCGTTGTATATTAATTTCGGCAACCTGATTATACGTCAAACTATTATCTTGCGGATACTTGATATTACCAAATTTGTCGTCATAGTTTGTGATATAAAGGGGTTGTTCATTTTCTGCAGGATTAGATAAATTTACAAACCCTTTTTCAATCAAAATATTGTTTCCATCATTCATATACTGAACACCTGACATATAATCTAAATAAGATTTGAATGTATCTACCATATCCTTTGTTGGAAACATCATGTATTCATGGAATTGTTCCGATACGGGGTCAATATTTTCCTCCAAATACTCGTAGAATTTCGGCGTACGACTGCTTGCTGCACCTCCGCCAGTTGCAGTATCTTCTGAAGTCAAACATTCTGGGTGCTCTATAATAATACTCTCTGTCATTTTATATTTATCATAGTCATATACCAAATCCAACATTCTCTCGTCATAGTCTAAGCTAAGCCATAAATATTCAATCGGTAATTGAATTATTTTCATCGAACACAGGAATTTATAGGTATTAAAGACAAGTGAAAGGATTCGGTCGTCTGCCTTTCCAACTTGGTAAGATTTACTTGCCTGTTCTATCCATTTACTAATAAGTTGTTTTGATTCAACCGACTGGGAAAACATCATAGTACCGCCAGATGTTTCAAACGTGTATGGGTCGTATGTTATACTTTCTTCCATTTTCCAACTGGAACGCGGGTCAATCCACCAGCCACGAGCCATAAAATCCACATCTGGTAAATCAAATATTTTTGGGTACTTTCTAATAAACATATCGCCATCAATATACAATACAGATCTACCAGTATCTTGTACCGCCTCGAGTGCTTTCCTAATAAATAATGGTTTGGCGTTGATAGCCAATTGATACCCGCCGGGCATTGCAAATTCGGGGTACTCGACTGCCATGTAATTGCATTTAAATTTTGTACATTCGGCTTCCCATTTGGCTATCATTTCATTAAAAGTTATAGGATTTAAGAATCTGAATTCTTTATGTAAAATTTCATATATGGACATGCCATTAAATTCAATTAGTTGTGGATTTGTATAACTTCGTTTCGTATTTAATTGTGTCTTAATGGCAGCATTTTGAGTTTGTATTATATTATTTAATTGTTTTATTTTTTCCAAATAATCTGCCTTTTCATCTGGTGTAATCTGTTTAGATTTAGAGCGAAAACTTGTTTTTAAAGCGGTAACCCTGTTATTTGTATCAAAAATAGATACGCAATTTTGTTTAATAATAGATATAACTTCAATCATTATAATCGTGAACATTCGTTCGGTATATTCTTTATTTTTGTATTCAAAATCGGCCGGTACTTTATTTCGTTGTTTTAATTTTTCTAATTGCATGGCTGCATTCCTATCTTTATTTGCTTCATTTGGTAAAATACCTAAATGTTCAAAAATCATATTATTATATGCGTCGGTTGTGTTATTAATGATACGTTTGAATTCATCCAACCCCATTACTACCCTTTCTAGAATATTGTATATCTTTGGCACATTATTTATATTTGGTGAAGACCCAAGTGTTTTAATACATAATTTCTGGACTTGCGTAACAATTTTCTCAAAAAAAGAAATACATGGTCGGCTTGTATTTTGATTCATTCTACCACTTCCCCACCAATATGTTGCAACGACAAAACGACTGGATTCATTAATAATAGTTGGATGTATTTCTTTCTTATTAATAATACTATTAAGATTATCCAGTAAACTCACTGAACCCATAATATATATATATATATATAGATATATTATAAAAATTGCTAAAAAAGTAAAAGGTATAAGCTTATACCCTCTACATTTTCAATATGGTTTCACATATATTCTGGGTTCCAACCATTATGGCCGTCTAAAAACTTTTCTACGAAGTCGTCTGTTTTCCTTGGATAATTATACGTGGCGTGTTCAAAATCTATGATCCACACCTTGTTGCTGTTTTCTATGAAATTATATCCAGTAATATCAACGTACAATATATCGTGATCATACAATGTTTTAATTATAGCGCGTATTTTATCAAACAACTCATTGTCAATATTTTCTGCGGAAGCTCCATAATAATCCGATACATTCATCGTGCCTACTCTTACCATTTTCATTTGTTTTGTTTTTTTATTATAACTTATTATTTTTGGAATATTCACTATATGTAAATTATAAACCAATTTATGCATTTTATATTCACAAAGAGATACATTCTCTTTTGTATAATATACGTCTTCATCCTTTACCTGTTTTGGACCCATCTTTGGGATATATATATTGTTTATACTATTATAGGTGTAATAGTAAAATCATTTCAATTTTAAATTGGTCATATATTATACACTATACGTGTCGTAAATCCATTGACGCAAAAGTGTGATTTCACACGTGGTATAATCAAGCTTACAATCTTTCAGCGCCAGGAACTGCGGTTTTCTCATTTTGGCCGTCTTGTAAAAAATATAGTCGCCGCGTTTACTATTTCGTATTGAAATCTCGTCAGTTACTTTGCGCACGGCATTGCCAGATTGTTGCAAGACCTCCACTACATCCTCAAAACTAATATTTTCAATGGGACGATTCCCAAAACATTTCAGTGATTTGGTTTCTGTGCCCCATAATGCATAAATACCAAACTTGCCCTTTTTAAGTAGAACGTCCTTTCCTTCGTATTGACCTAAATTGAATTCGTTGGGATTAGCGGTGGATGTGGATGTAGAGAGAACTTCTCTCAACTCGTATTCTCCTCTTTCTAGTTTATGCACATCCAAATTCTCATTGACTGGCTTGAAGGTGGTCTCGTTGGAACTTGTGCATTTGACAACTGGGCCGTGTTTCCCGATGATATAGGTATGATGCTCGTCAATCTTGAATTCAATCTTGTTTTTATGTGTGGATGTTGTGGTGGATGTGGTTGTGGTTGTGGACGGCGTATCTAATTGCGTAATTAGTTCGTTGATTTGATCTAAACATTCCTTGCATATATTTTGCCATGCCACATTAGAGCCCGTTGCAATTGTGTCCAACCCATCCTCCATTTGTTTGGTATAATTATAGTCAAATAAAGGGGCAAAGTATTTTTCAAGAAAATCAATGACGATTACACCCAACGGCTGAATGACCAGTTTGCCGTGCTCATTACCGAATTCTCTCGTGGTTTCTATTTCAAATATCTCTTCCCCCTCCAATTCAAAATCTTTGCATACTATCGTTTTGCCTGTAATGTTCTGCTTTTTTACATATTCGCGCTCTTGAATTTTTTCTACAAGCATTGAAAAAGTAGAGGGGCGTCCAATTCCCTTTTCTTCCAACAATTGTACTAGTCTGGCTTCTGTATAGTGTTGTTTGGTATCCTTCATCGTGAGCTGTGATTTAATCTTGGCATATTTTATAGTGGTTTTTTGATAGTTAGAGAGAACATGATAGTTTCTCTCGTCTTCGTCGCGGGCTTTATTGGCCACGGCCATCCAACCAAGAAGGCTCAGTTTTTCGGCGGTGTGTGTATATTGACACTTTAATGGCGCCTGAATAGTGGCTTTTATAGAATAGAATTCTGCTGGGGACATGCACGACTCTAAAGTGGTTTCCCAAATCAACTTGTACATTCGTTGCTCTTTAGAAGTGAACTTGTCAGGTAGCTTGTTGAGAGAAATATCCGTAGGACGAATCGCTTCATGTGGTGATTCTTCGCCGGTTGCTTCCTTTTTGTTTGCTGCTAATGCCGGTTTGTTTGACGCATCGTAATGTTTCATTATATAATCTTGTATATTCTTCAAAAATTCAGCACAATAGGTTTGGCTGTCTGTACGCATATACGTAATGTATCCGCCTTCGTAGAGGGCTTGGCATATTTTCATGGTTTCTTTCGGTGAAATATGAAGCTCATTACTGGAAACCTGTTGCAACCTGGACGTATTCAAGGGCGCAGGCGGTTGTTTATATGTCTTGGAGGGTTGTGTACAAGTGAATATGTGAGAGAAGGTTGTCGACGCGTCTAAAAATTCAATCATGTCGTCTTCCGTTTCATGGTGTTTATTCAAGTCAAATGCAATCGCCCTAGAAAATTGGAAAAAGCCAGTGGTGTTGTATATTTTCTTGCCAGGATGTTTTTCTATTTCTTGTTGATTGTCATAAATCAGTTTCAGTGCAGGAGATTGACAACGACCTGCAGAGAGAGACTGATGAGAGATGTATTTCCATAGAAGGGGGGATATTTTGAACCCAACAAGTAAATCCAATATTTGGCGCGTTTGTTGCGCATAGACGACATTCATATTAATCCGTGTGGGATTCCTTATTGCTTGTTGTAGTGCGGTCTCCGTAATTTCGTGGAAAATAATACGCTTGGTTAGCGCCGGATTTAGATCAAACAACATGCATATATGCCATGCAATGGCCTCCCCCTCGCGGTCATCATCCGTGGCCAGCACCACTTCGCCCGCTAAGGCTATCTCTGTTTTTAGAACCGATATTTGTTTCACCTTGTTTTCACAAATAGAATAGGTCGGCTTGAAATCATTTGTAAAATCAATATGGTTGAGAGAAGGCAATTCGCGCAAATGACCGAAACTGGCAACGCATTTATAGCCTGGGCCCAAATAGCCCTCAATCTTTTTACATTTAGATGGGGATTCAACTATCACTAATGTGGTAGATGGTAATACGTGTGATTTCACCATATATAATTATTAATTATAATGATAATATATGTTTAAGCATTTTTCATTCGTTTGAATTGTTTCCAGGAAATTTCCACGGGGTCTTCGCGTACGGGTGCTGGCGTATCTGTTAGTGCATGTTCCTTGTCTAACTTCTCTGCCTTCTTCAGTGCACTATCAATGTAAATCTTTTTCAAGAGCGTACCCACCATAAAAGAGCCTTCGTGTTGGTCCACCTTTCCGTCTTCAATCTGTTTTAATACATCCAAAAATTGATACAAAATCTGCAAGTCAATCTCGTCCTTGCGTATTTTATTGTACAAGTCAGTGTAATAGTTGAACAAGAAACTGCACTCTATCATACACTCCATGTTTAGCTTTTCTTGGTCATTTGCGTGCAATTTCTTCAGTTCTAGAAGCTTGGCAATGTCCTTCTTGAAGATGTCACTATGCTTTAGCTCACGAATCAAACTGGTTTGGTCCTCTGCGTTGTTAGCCTTGATCATATTTTGCAATTGTAGGCGGGTTTTATCATCCATTTGTATTGGTTCCATATTTATTAAGTAAATATGTTATTTTTATATTTGTTATTTTTATATCTATTTATCTATTTTCCTATTTATCTATTATTTAAATTCTAACTATATTATATCACATGTCAACAAACAAACTAACTCTTGGTGATAATATGACTTATCAGGTGGATCCCACTATTCCTCAAAGTATTCAACAAAGTGCAGCACAAATCAATGCAAAGACCTCAAATCATGTTGCGTTAATTAATGCGACTAAAGGCGGACGCCGAAAATGGCGGGGTGGGGAGGCCGCAGACAAAATAGTAGTTGCCCCATTACCTCTTGGTGCAAGTAGTGCAAACTCTCAGCAAAATAATGTTGAGTTAACTAAAATGTTTGCAAATGCAGTAAATGCATCAACATATGATAGTGCAGTGACACCGCCGCCACCGAACCCGCCAACGCCATTTGTAGGAGGCAAAAAACGCAGCCGTCGTAAGTCAGGAAGAAAAATGTCAAAGCGCCGTGGAATGAAATCTAGAAAAAGCCGAAAATCAAGAAAATCAAGAAAATCAAGAAGACGAAACTGAACGAATACGTATATTAATATAAATTTTTTGAAGAAATATATATTAATAATATAAGTATGCCAACAGGAAGTGCCTGGATTAATTTTATATATATAAATACGGCGTTTATATTGCAAATATTTGCCATGCAATATTTCGTAAAAATAAAAGAAATTAAGGACAACTGGCCAAAGTATAGATGTAATCCCATGTACATGCCATTATCAGACGATATATCCACCGACTTTGTCTATTGTGTCCAAAGTATGCAAACAAATTTTATGGGATATCTATTGCAGCCAATCAATTATATATTAAATGGATTGTCTAGTATTACTGGCAATTTTATAGGTGATATTTCGAATATTCGTAATATGTTTAGC